TAACCTCTTCAAGGCCCTTCCAATCCAGCAAGATTGTTGTTGCAATAATCTTGTTGAAAATAACTTCTGACTCTTCGTCGCTCAGATCCTCTGACCACATGATTGCTGAGTGCTTAGCTGTCTCCTTCCGCAACATCTTAGTATAAGAAGGATTTTCTGCTCGAGCAACTTTTACTTTAGCACCGGAACCTAACCTTTTCCAAATACCGTCAAGTTCAGCTTCTTCATTTGTTTTAAAAATACCAATGTTCATAATCTCTCCTATGGATTTACAGAACTACCCCGTCACCAACAGGCGCAACCATAGGAGAAGTGCCTGTGGATCAGGGGCAGAGGGTTATACTGGAGTTTCTTCCAGTGCTATTGTATAATTATCAGGGGAAGCAATAGGATTCATAATAGCAACAAAAGATGCTTCAAATAATACGTCATCATCTTTGCCAGTTACGTTTGCTGTTGCTTCGTCATACTTGCAGAAAGGCAGGAAAAGTACAATAATATTACCAAGTGTATCACTAAATGTAATCTTAATGGAAAAGTTACCGGAATTGATATACTTCATGTATTGAGTCTGATCATTAAAGTACATTGTAATACTACCGGTAACTTCAATGGACTTTCCGTCAACAGCGCAGTAACCAAGAACACCAATACCGCTCTTACCTTCTGCTTTATTATCTAACATAATACTGAGTTTTTGCACAAGACATTCAGTAAGCGGCGCACCATCAATTGCAATCTCTGTAACAGAAGTTACAGCATTGATAATGGGTGTAACAACCGGATCATCTTCTGTGACTTGAGATTGTGAAAGAGTTTCATCCTTTCCAACAAAACCGAGATTAATTGTTACAGGAGAACCTGTTTCAATATTCCACTCAATTGTATTAGGCGTCATTCCAGCATACACAAAATATTGCCCAATATCATTATTAGACCGCTGAATAGAAAAGCTTTTCTTCAACACTCCATTAACGAGAAGATTTGTTCCTACTAATGCGCCAGATATAGCAGTGTCTGCTTGTTTCAAGTTCCAGAAGAAACCTTCCATAAGATCAACAAGATTACCGAACTGAGCTTCTGTTTCGAAACCG